TTTCTGGTCTTGCGGTTGCTGTGGTGGCATAGGTTGAACTGTTGTGTTTATAAATGAATTTGCATCTTTAAATCCAGCCATCTCAATCATTTTTGTTAATGTGTTAGCGTATTGCTGTAAATTGAGTAATGGATTGTCAGGGCCTAGTGTTTGTAAAATTTGTTCTTGTTTTTGTGATAAAGCTGTTAAGACTTGGAACTTCTCTTCGTCAGAAGATTTAGATATACCAACATTAATGACTAAGTCTTTATCAGCATCCCAATATCTTGGATCAATAGGGACAAACTCGTTGTTTAGTCTCATCATATCTTGACCTTCTTGGTGCTTGATAACAAGTGAGTTAACCAGTTTGAATAAATCTTTCATGCCGTCTGCAAAGTGTCTGCAAATAAGTTCTACTCTGCCTTGCGCTCCAGACATAGTTGCTGATACTGCTTGTGCGGTAGAAGATTGTAGTGCATCTGCGTTTAATCCTGCGGATGCCTTAGAAACGCCTGTGCGGTTCTCCTTGGCTTCGTCAAGATAAGAGAGTACAGGGAATGCTTCTTTACCAACAAAAGGCACAGCGAAAGGCTGAACCATTCCTGGCGCACGCATTCTAATTGGTTGTCCTATATCGGTGTTGAGAACATCATCAATATTAACTTGTCCTTCAACAATACCCATTCGTGGGAAGATGGCGTGGCCTAGACTATCAAGTGTATCTCTCATAATTTGAGATTTAGCAGCTTGAATAGGCATCAAGTAGTCCGCAGGACATGAACCAATGGAGGTGTGTGGTTCAGGATCGGGACAGAAGAGTGTAATAGGTAGATCATCCCAAGGTGTTGCGTTAACAATGTTTATTCCATTGCCTACGGTGCATACCCTAATCCTTTCATCTATACCATCACCATCTAAATCATAAAAAATATAATGCTCTACATAGAGAACATTATTTTTATCAGTTCTATCTACGCCTGAATAATCAGCGTAAGGATTTCTTGCTTGTTCTTCGTCATAGCTTTCAGCGTCTATGTAGTTTCCAGAACCAGCATATTGTTCCATTTCTTCTTTGTCATAACCCATAGCAACTAAGTCGCTGACAGTTTTTACCATGCGGTGTGCAACGTAGGGTGATGATTCTAAGTCTCTAGCGTTTCTTGATATTAAAACTTCTTCAGGTGGTACTGCTTCGATAACCACTTGGTCTTTAGGTTTAATTCTTCTAATTTTAATGTCGTAACTGGCTGGTGTTTCTTGCGTCATCTCTTCACCAGTCTCAGGATTCATAATTGTTATGCTTTGCATTTCAACTGACTCTTTAATTACCTCTACGTTAGGATCAAGTATGAGTGCTTGGTATGCTTCAGGTGAAATGTTTGTGTATTCGTGTGTTGATGCAGTAATGCTGTCATCCCAATAGGCTTTGACAAAACCAGTTTTTCTAATCAGCGCATCTTTAAAAGCGTCATACAAAACTTTAAACCCAGGGTTTTTTTGTTGTATGACATAATTAATGTAATCGGTTTGTTGTGTTGCAAGTTGTATGTCTTCAGGGCCATTTGGTATGAACTCTACTATCTTGCTAGTACCAAAAAAAGTACGCATGATGGAAGGAAGCATAAATAGTACGCTATCCCTAACATCTGTTGATACAAATTCTGATTGTAGTGATGAGGTTGATCCAGGTTCTTGTCCTAGATAGTAGTCTGTTGCGTCTGCTCTTTGTTCACCAATTTGGTCAATGAAGTCTTTAGCGTCATCCATCTCACTCTTGAGACAGCCTTGTAGCTTTTCTACATCATAAGACTCTTGTTGTTCTTCTGATGCTTCAACTATATCTTTATCATATTCCATAAATTTTTATCCCACTCGTATTATTCTACTTGTCAATGGCTTTTTGAAATTATACCCTAAAAAGTTCTCTCCTCCACTAAAACTTGCAGCCGAACTTGCCATGGTTAATGCAAGTGCATCTGCTTTGTCAGGTGATTTGATTCCTCTTTTTTTCATTTCGTCTTTAGACTCTATTTTTATTTTTCCTGTTGATGTATATTTGTAGGTGGGCGCTGCCAATTCTGATACAAGCTCATCATCACTAGGAAGTCGGCAATTACGCAGCGCCAGCCAATCTTTTATCGCGAACCATAACTCGGCTCTTAAGTTTAAATAATTCTTTTTTGTAGCTGGTGCTTCGGCTACGTTAACTCCTCTAACGGGTAAACCTTGTTCAGCGAGTCTATCTACTACGCCACTACCAAGACCAATAACATCAATTAATATTTCTTCTGGTCTTTCAATTACTGTGCAGTCGTCAAACAAATTTTTAACTGCACCGCATAATTGCATTAAATCCATTGATTTGAAAGTCTTAATTTCAAAAACAGTATTACCTTGTCTTATACATAGTGCAGAATTATCGCCACCAAAACGTGCTACGTCTAATCCCCAAACGATAGGTGCTTTTGCGGTTAGCGAAACATCTCTATTGATGGCGTTACGTGCAAGCTCCATAGGTATGACAGAGTCATCATCTGAGTTTGGAAACTCTCCAAGTACCTCTACTCTAGCTACGGTAGAATCTTCACCGTATTGCTCTAGCATAGTTTGGAATAGTTTTTGGTCAGTACCTTCTACTGTACGTGAGTCTATTTGTTCTAAGTTCCAGAACTTACGCTTGGATGTAAAACTCTCGTAGAACGGGCCTGTGTTTCTTCTAGGGTTGGAGAAAGTAAACCAAAAACGATTTTCAGTAGGCTCGGAAAAGAATCCTTCTGATACAGAATAGATAGGAGCTGGAATACCCGATGCTTCATCCATAATCAAACATACTCCGTATGATGAGTGGATTCCTGCAAACGCATCTGGGTTTTCTTCACTCCATAATTGTGCTTGGGCGTAGTAGTAACCTGTATCTATTTTTAGATCTCTTTTAAGTGCTTCTTCAAACCATGATTCAGGTTTTATGGTTGTGGCTGTTTTTGTGTACCAATGATTGTTAATTGCCAGGGTTAGCCACTTACCTAGCTCTGCCCATGTTCTTGATCTAAGCTGTTGCTCGGTGTTAGCAGTTACGATGATGGTTGAGCCAAGGCGTGTTGATAGCATCCATAGGATTAGCCAGGAGACAAGTGCTGACTTTCCAATACCACGTCCAGATGCTACAGCTAATCTAAACATTTCAGGATCAACGCGACCTTGGTTACGTTGAATATGTGTTGTCATTTTTTTTAAAATTTTTTCTTGCCACTTTCTTGGGCCGTCAAACTCTTCAAGGGGGGTGTCCTTCTCTCCCCAAGGGAAGATAAACTTTACAAAGTTATATGGATCGTCTTTGATGTAAGGCGACCATATCTCAGTCATTAATTGCTTCTCTTGTTCTGCTCCGTATTTCATATATGCACCAGTATTAAAAATATTGCAAAGTTGCCTACAGCACCAATGCTAAGTATTGCTAAGATTTCTCGTATTACCTCTTTCATATTTTGCTCCAAAAAAAATTAAAAAAAATTATCGCAACAGTTACACGTAATATACCCCGCGCAATAAAATCAAGGGGGGGTACAAGCATTATATTTATAGGAGCATCTTATAAATTCGTTACTTGTTGGCGAACCCTTGAACGCTACGACCATGAGGAGGAGTCATAACCGCCAAAATTTACCGCTTTTTCTTATCAGTCTGATTATTTACCAGACTGCTCTTATCTTTAGATGTTGTAGGTAAAGGATTTAAAACCTTTAGTTTATTTTCATCCGTGTTCTGTCCGAGTCTTTGTTTAGCACCGCTTAAAACATCATTAAGATTTACAGTTGCGGTCACTACTTCTTGCCTATCCTTCCAGGTCTTGGCGTCTTGGTTCTTTAGATAGAATATTTGCGCGGTAACGTTGCCATCTGTTGCCGAGGTGAAAAGGGAATTTGTAACTTGAGCCAACCCTTTAGCCCTTCCCCTTTTTAAAGCATCCTCAAATTCAGCAGATCGTTTTCTGTTGCGGTCTATCGTATCCCATGAAACGCCTAAAGCACGGGCAATCTGTGTTGTTCCTAGACCACGTGAAGCAAGATTCTCTACTTGTTCCAGATCAATATTAATGCGCTTTCTACCGCCCTTTTTTGTGGTTTTTAGCTCTTTTTTTGGTGTTTTTTGCTCCATAACTATATTTTTTTTACCCTCTTAAAACCCCTATATTACAGCATTTCTCACAAAAACCCTAAGATTTTTGCTCTAAGTAGTTGTTATATAAGTACATTTAGGCATATAATACGTATTGTCACGTATTATTAATATTACTTTAGGAGGTAAATGACATGGAAACGATAACATTAACTAAATCAGAAAAAGATCATTTATTATGGATGCTAGACGCTGAAGCGGCAAGAATCCAAACATATAAAGATGTTGATCCAATTACACGCATAGAAAATGACCAAGAGTTAGAAATAATTAACTCTATTTGCGACAGGCTACAACGCACAATGTAAACCAACCCCCAACCCAATCAAGCCCGCTTATGTGGGCTTTTTGGGTGAAAGTCATAATATTTAATACTTTAGGAGGTACAAAAAATGACAAACAAAGAAAAACAATTAACTTGTAAAGACTTAGTAAAAGGTCAGTTCAACCACGTTGAGCAAACATATAGAGAAGCGCTAAATTACTACATGGAGTTTGATGGCGCTACAGAAGGCGAGCAAATAGCGTTAAAAGTTATTGATGAGCATAAGAGTAACTATTTCCACGAATATGAGGATTTATTTGATTATGTCAATAATGATGCCCTCTCTTGGGACTATATAGAAGCTGGAACTTTTGACAATAAGACTGGTTATTATAGGCTTTTGCTTTCATGGGGTGGCCCTTCTGACGAGTTCAGAATATACACAGCACAAAATGATCATAGCGTTGATGTCATCGAATACCATTTCATGGATTGGTATGACGGAGCATCTATAAACGTCCCGCAAGATTCTATCTCTTGGGATGTATGTCAGATGTTTTTAGATTGTGAGGTGGCATAAATGAGAATAACCATTGATATAGAAACATTAAACTCGGCTTTTTGGAATCATTGCGAGGATTCAGAAAACCCAACTTTTAATTATTCAGAAGTTGAAAGAATACTTAAAAACATATTACCAAGAATTGAGATCAGCGACTTTGGAAAGGTCAACGATATAAACGGAAATACAGTTGGCAAGTTTACAGTTGAAAGAAACAAAGAGGAGTTATAACCATGACATTTAAACAACTACTAATCAAACTAACCGAAAAGCCACGTAATAAAAAAGCGTGGCACGGTTCTTATCTTATTAATCATTTTTTAAAAAACTAGAAAAGGAGTAAAAACATTATGATATACACGGATAAATTAATTAATTCAATTATTACAGATTTAAACGAGAATCTTAACAAATTAAAAAACCCTAAAAAAAATATTAAAACTGAAAAAGAGTATTTATATATTAAAAATTGGGTTGAGTCTGATGTAAAAGAAATTTTAAACCATGCTCATTTTAAATTACATACAATAAAGGAGTAACCAATGACATTTGCAGATAAATTTATAGATGATTTTTATATCTGGGAAGATCATATATCTGGAATAGATAAACCTGTTTTATGGGAATACAAAAACAAAGAAAAATGTTTTTACCAATACCCAACTTATAAAAGATCAGATTATAAAATCCTTATAGAACTAACCAAGGATGAAAAAAAGATCGCCCTGGACTACTTAGAGGAACTACACAAACCATTAAACGAGGAGACAAGGCAACACAACAACGAGAAGGCACGACTAAGGAGGGCTAGTAGATGAATGACTGGATAACTAAACAAGAACTTGAAACAGCTAAAACCAGGGCTTTTGAAATATACAAAGATTTTTGTAGTGATCGTGATTGCACGGAAGGTGAGCAAACATGGACGGAGATTGAAATAAACGGGAAGTTTTTTGATATTGAATGTTTTGATGATGATATGAATAAACCAAGGACAGAAACATCTTGTGCTGTATATCCTGTATATCCTACAGAATGCGGAACGTGGAGAGAAACAGACGGAACTAATTGGATAAGATTATTTACAAATAAGGAGCAAACACAATGAGCAACACAATATCAATAATAATAATATTCTCGTTTATGGCTTTTTGCCTACACGGGACATATCTTTTACTAACCAAGGAGGATGAAGATGAATAAACAATTTAAAACAGAAAAAGAAACTCACAATA